CGACGAAACACCAGACCGGACACCCCCTGGAGAGTGCGGGCCGTGGCGCCATAGTACAGGCCCCGCTTCGCATACGCGTCGTATTCTGTGCCGTCCATGCCCGAGAGCTGCGGCAGGTACTTGTCCTTGGCCGCCTTCACCCGGTCGCCGTCGAGGGCGTCCCTCACCCGCTCCCACTTCGGAAGCATCGCGTCGTAGTCTGGATGCGTGCTGTCTACTGCCATCGTGTTGTCACCTTGGAGTTTTTGGGCCGCTCCACGGTCAGATACCCATCACTTTGCGTTTCCTTATTACGCGGCTCACTATCGGATACTCGTAGGACAGGTAATAAGAGAGGGCGTCGCTGATATGCGTCAGCGTTGCGTCAGCTCGCTTGTCGATCTCGCCCGAGCCGCCGGCCAGCAGGGTCACGCCCTCGAGGTCGCGCACTACGTGCGGAGCAGCCTCTGGATCGACCTTGAGCCGCACCGTGCCGTCGCCGGCCTTCAGGCGGGCGTTGGCGGCGTTGACTCGCGCCCGCTCCCGGGGGTTCGCCTTCGGCACGCGGAGGGTCAGCCGGTCGCCAAATGTCGGGCGCAGTTCTCGCGTGACGATGTCCCAATCGCTGCCGGCTACCTGGGCCGTGCCCGAGGCGCCACCGGTCGCGTCACCGTAGCAGATCACCCGCCCGGTGTGGTTGCCCCAATCCTTCACCAGCCTGCGGCAGACGGCCGGCGTGTTGGAGTTGCGCGGGATGTAGACCTCGCCGATCACCGCCGTGCCGTGCTGCTGCTCCTGGCAGATCGCTGCCACGCCCGGCGCCACGTTGAAGTCGAAGCAGAAAGCAAGCGGCTGGGCAGGGTCGTAACTGTCTCGCAGCCGGGCGTAGTGGTCGGCCTCGTTGAAGGGGTAGTAGCAGCGCCCCTCGAACGAAACGAACGACCCCTCGTATTCCTGCAGGAACGTCAGCTCATCGAGATCATTGCGGGCCGCGTCCACCTCGTCGGCGGGCAGGATGTCGGCCGATTTCCAGTGGTACCTCGCCCACCCGTCTGCGGTAGCTGCCTGCTGCCACAGGTCGTAGTAGTGGTTGCGCCCCTCGGGCACGCCGATCATGTCACACCAGCCGTTGCGGTCGGCCAGGGCAGGGCGCACGTTCTCCGGCCAAGCCTTCGCCTTCATATTGCCGTATTCGTCGAGCACGCCGCCGTCCCACGGGCTGCCCTCGATGCGCTCGGGCTTGTCGAGACCTACGACCCACAGCTCGGCGTTGGTCACCAGGCCGAGGCGCAGTTCCGTCTCGCTGACATCGACGACATATTCCTTCGGCATCAGCGCCTTGAGATCCGTCCAGTAGATCCTTTTTGCCTGATCTCGAGTGGGCGCCGCAGCGAAGTATCGCGGGCGGTCGTGGATGCTGCCGAAGAGGGCGGCCCGCACCAGCTTGCGCTTCGCCAGTTCTGTCTTGCCGGATCGACGGCCGGCAGGCACCACATTGAAGCGGGCAGGGCTGCCCCTGTATTCCTGCTGCGCGGCGTGGGGGCGCATGGGCGTCCAGCGATCAGTTAGACCCGCCACTGCGCTCCTCCATCTTCGTCAGCGTGGCGTGGATCGCCTTGGCGACCTCGTCAGGGCTGTCGCCCTCGTGTGACTGCGGGCCGCGATCCGACCAGCCCATCCTCGCCTTCGTCCAGAATATCTGAGCCGTGACGTTGCCGCCGATGGCTTGCTTGTAGAGCGCCCCGGCGACTGCCGCGTTGGCCCGGATCGCACCGCCCCGGATCTCGTCCCGGTAGTGTTTCCGTAAGGTCTTGCCGGTGATGCCGACCGCGATGGAGATGTCGTCTTGAGGGATGCCATACGCAGACATCGCCTTGACTGACTTGCGGCTTTCTTCAGTGGGCTGGTGCGCGGGGGTCGCCATCAGCCTGCCGCCTGGGCCTGGGCCACGTCCTCGCCCGATAGCCGCTCTGCCTTCACTTCAGAAAACGTGCGGCCGTCACCGTCGAGGATAGCCTCTTCGTTGGTGTATTCCTGCCAGCGGGTGACAGCAAGATCCCCACATGCCGGCTCTATTTCCATCGCCAAACACGCCCGCCCCTGGCGTTCGGAAGCCAGTATTGTGGTGCCAGAACCAGAAAAGGGTTCAAGCACCACATCCCCGACATTGCTTGAGTTTTCGATTAACTGCTCAATCATACCGATAGGCTTTGCGGCGTTGTGATGTCTGTCATCACCAGATGGGCGACTAAAGCGAAGCATGTTCGGCTTATGCACCATCCGATGCCCTTTCTTGCCGTCGCTTACCATCGTTTTTTGTGGTGGATTTTTAGCAAAAAAGCCGATACCCTCGTAGGTATTGGCGTAATTTGACCCCAGGCCACCGCCGCCTTTGTCCCAAATCAGAAGATTTCGCGGCCGTATATCTGTCCTTTTTGACGCCTCCCATATTGCCGCCCAAGAACGCCAATCACAACAGACATACACATGGCCAAACAGCCTGAGTTTTCCCGACACGGTGCGGAAGAAAGCCTCGAAAAAAGGGCGCACCATTTTGTCATCTGTGATATCCGATCCGACGCCTGTCGCACTGCCATAGATTGCATACGGCGGGTCAGTCGCCACCATATCTACCATCGCCCCGTCACACAACCGATCAATGTCGGCTGGCAGGGTTGAGTCACCACACAACACGCGATGCTTGCCCATGCACCACAGATCGCCCGACCGTGTGACAGGCGTGACAGGCGGCTCGGGTGCCTCGTCAATAGGTTCCTCGCCTGCGTCATCCTCCCCAAACAGCACCTCGAGTTCACCCTCGTCGAAGTCAGGCAGATCCACGTCAGCAAAGTCACCCAGGTCGAGGTCGTGCGTCTGCATAAAATCAAACACGCCCTCGAGTTGCGGCTTGCCGTAGGCGCTGGTGAGCTTTAACAGCTTGCGGGCTGCCCCGGCCTCGTCGTCAGCCTCGATCTCGACCACCGGCACGTCGCCCTCTACGTCCCATCCCTCGCGCTCGAGGACCGTGGTGCGCTGGTGGCCGTCGAGGATTTTGTCGCGCCACACGAACACCGGGGCCATGAAGCCCTCGGCCAGGATCGACGCCTTGAGCTTGGCATACCTGCTGTCGTCGAGATCCTTGAACCCTCCCTGAAACGGCGTCAGATCAGCCAGGGGCCGCCGCTCGAGGTGCCCGTGCGGGTCACACGTGACGGGGATTTTTTTAGTGCGGGAGGATGGTGTCACAGGGCGTATTCCCTCCAGTTCGCCCAGGACAGGGCGTGATACTCTCCCGTGCCGTCCCTGAACCATCGAGCTCGATAGCTGGGATGGGCTGACGGTCGGAGGTCAACGTGGAAGCCGGGGCGATGCCATGCCGGATACAGGCCGATAGCCGCCCAGAGGTTCAGCCGCTCGAGAACGAGAAACGTCTCGAAGAGGTCTTCGGGGTTCGCTGAGTTGCAGTCCCAATCACACGCCAGGCAGAGGGAGTCGGCCTGCGGGACGATCCGGCCCTGCTGATGGCTGGCGACATGGTCGATGCCGGTGCGGTGGAGCGATGCCGGAGCGTGGCTCGAGGAGTCCGCGGCGACGGCGTCTCCGTGCGGGTGGACGGGGGTGCCTGCAGAGTTGCGGCTGAAGTTCATCGGCCGAGAAATCCACTGACGGGTCTCCCCCAGCCCGGCAACGAGATCCGGGTGGAGATCGTCGGGGCGCTCGAACTCTGCGCTGGAGATGTGCGCCGGCCAGTTCATCCCTGCTCTGGAAGGTTGTGCCCCGAAGCCGATTGGCCCCGGGGCGTCCGAGGTGGAAAGGGGACGGCGGAAAGTCCTCGGAATCATGCTCTGCCGGGCAAGCCCTACCCCACCCGACAGAACACAGAAAAAGGCGGGCATCCTCCCACTCCGTGAGTGGTAGGGCACCCGCCAGGTCATTCTGCTCGATCTGTTGTTCAGATCAGGGAGCTACCCCGACCTGTTGAGGTGGACGCACAGCATCCCCCTCGGTAAGGTATGGTACCTGCGGCCATTTACGCTGTCAAGCCATTTTTTTGAAGGGGCTGGTCCCTGTGGGGGCGCTTTTTCTTGCGCCGGATCTGTCGTCAGAATAAAGTACGGGAGCGGCGGGCGGGGTTCAGTCCTCTTCGTCGATGATGTCACGAGTCATGGCACCGAGGGCTCGAGCGACAGCACTCAGCGTTCGGAGGGTTGGCGACGAGTGGCCGTCGCGCAGCTTGTAGCCGGCGCCGGGCGAAAGGCCCGCGTCTCGAGCGAGGTTCGCCCAATCGGGCACCCGCGCCCACTCCTGGCCCCGCCGCTCACGACGGGTAAACCCTCGCAGCAACATCAGCCGCTCGATCTCCTCGATGTTCGGTCGGGCCACAGCCTCAACTGAAGGAAGTGCGATCATCGTCATGGAGTAGATAGTAAGAATAGAATGAGTCGAAGTCAAGAAATACCTTGACTTTAACGCAATATAGTGCGATACTATCCCTTGAGGACGATGAAAGGCGTCGTTCTTGGGGACACAAAAAGCAGGGCCATCCGGGCAGAATCTCTTGGCGAGGTTCCCGGATGGCCCAAAGGCGAAAGTCGCTGCCCGTCCCCTTTCCAGAGAGTTCAGGAGGCTCATCCGCTTATGGTCAATTTAGGGAGCGGTGCTCTGCTCCACAAGGCCGAAGTTCCAGCCAGGCCAGCAGTTACGCGCCGGCAGGTCGATCTCGCCGGCCAGATCGTCCCCACCCACATCAAGCGGCACCTGCTCGCCTCTGAGCGCAGCGCACTGGCCCCGAAGCTGGTGCGGTGCTCGCTCGACATCCTGCTGCCGGGCGCTGACGACCTCGTCACCTGCTACATCGAGGCGACGCCTTGGGATCGCTACAGCGTCGGGGATGGTGCCGAGGAACCCCACATCGACATCGAGTCCGCGACGGCTGACGGTGCGCCTCTGGAGTTGTCCGAGGACGTCCGCGTCGTGCCCGAGGAGGCCGTTGCCGGCTACCTCGATGAGGTGGCGCGATGATGATGCCCGACGCCCTTCTCGAGCCCGCCGATCCGCCCGATCTCACTGATGCAGAGTGGGACAGCAGTGAGGCCCGCAACCAACCCCGCGACTACAGCGCCCTTGTCGGCTACGGGTTGACCATTGCCGCCCTGTGCTACCTCGTCCCCCGAATCCTGATGGGAGTCATGTGATGGAAGCCGTGCGGCTGGAACAAGATGCCTTCCTGTATTCCGAAACGGATCTGGCAGAGGCGATGTGGTCAAACCCGAGCCTGGAACACGCCAGCGAGGCCGGGGGGTTTCTCCGGGCCTACCGCCACTACTGCGAGGAGATGGCAGCCTGTATCGCCGGCTACAACAGCGTGATCGCGGACTACGAGGCGGCGAGGGACCAGAAGGCCGAGCAATACGAGCGCAAACTGGCGTGGCTCAAAACGGCCCTGCACGCCCACTACGTCCACAGCGGCCAGAAGAAGCTGGACTACCCGGACGGTGCGCTGTCGATGCGTAAGGGCTCGGAGCGGGTGGAGATCGAGAACGAGGTCGTATTCACCAACACCCACAAACAGCCCTTCGTCCACGAGGTCAGCACACGCAAGATCGACAAGGCAGCGATCAAGAAGCACGTCAAGGCCGGCGGCGAGATCCCCGAGGGCGCCGATCTGGTGCGCGGCGAGGATACGTTCGTCGTCAAGCCCAACACCAAGACCCTACCCCCCCACCAAGGAGAGTGAAGAATGCCTCATATCGACGATTTTTTCCCGTCGAAGTACCTGAAAGCGAGCGACCTGCAGGGCCGCGATGTCAGGGTCACAGTCGCCTCGCTGAGTCCCGAGCAGTTCGAGAACGACGGCAAGACCGAGACGAAGCTCGTGGTCTACTTCCAGGGCAAGGAGAAGGGCGTCGTCCTGAACAAGACGAACGCCGCCACCATCGCCACCGCCTACGGCTACGACTACACCGCGTGGCCGGGCAATCAGATCACTCTCTACACGGCGATGGTGGACGCCTGGGGCGAGACGAAGGAGGCCATCCGCGTCCGAGTGACGGCCGAGAACATGCGAGCCGTCAGCAGCAACGGAGCGGCCCCGAGCCAGCCGGAACCGCAGCCGCCCGTAGAGGCACCCGTGGAGGCGGCCGTCGCCGATGACGACGACGGGCTTCCGTTCTGATTAAACCACTTCGGGGTCGCCCCTGTCCGACACCGGCTTGCCTTTCCTCCGAATCCCCAAGGCTGGAGGGGCGGCCCCGTTTCCCCACAGTGACGAGCAACGAAAATGCCGCTGAGAACCAAGACAGGAAAGATCGACCGCATCGCCAAAAAGCTGCTCGAGGGGCGCCTGGACGAGCACTGGCGGGGTCACATCCGCGAGCGCGACAACTGGACGTGTCGGAAGTGCGGCAAAATAAAAAACCGTTACTCCATCGAGGCCCACCACATCGCCAAACGCCGACAGGTCTACGCCCGCTGGGAGCCGCTCAACGGCCTGTCCTTGTGCCTGCCCTGCCACCAGTGGGCAGAGCTGCACCCCGACGCCGCCCGTGTGTGGGCCTGCGAAGAACTCGGGGAGGACACATACGACGCCGTCGTCACGCTCGCCCGAGGGACATCAGGCTACAGGATGCACGATCTGGAAGACCTCGAGGAGGCGTTCAAGTCTGGTGCCCCTGTTTCGCGGGTGGCTGAGATGCTGCAAGAGGAGAATATGAATAATGACATCTGACCAAAGACCCGTATGTGCCGGGTGTAACACCACCATGTCTTGTTCGCAAAACGAGGTGCGCGTGGACTGTGGTCATGGATATGTCAAGTCTGGCGACGAGTATACCTGTCCCTCCTGTGGGACCAGAGTCATCGTCGGATTCGGCAGCATGTGGAAACCCGAGGCGACCGCATGAAATCCCCATCTCACCCCCCGCCGCCCAAGGCACAGCGGACGTGCCCGACGTGCCGGAAACGCGGGGTGCCCGTCTGGAAGATGTCAGCCGGCAAGCTGCAGGAGTTCTGCCGGCACTGTTCCGCACGGTTCAAGGAGGACAAGTAGGGTGGCGAGGAAACTGTACATCCCGCTGGAAACGGACTATTACGTCAACGAGAAGTTTAACGGCGTGAGCGAGGCCGGCGAGGTGCTCTACCTCCGGTCGATGTGTTTGGCGAAATCCCTGCTGACGGACGGCGTGTTGACGCGCCGACAGCTCGGATTCCTCGGCCTGGAGGGCTTGGATGAGCGCATCGCTGAACTGGTGCAGGGCGAACACCCCCTGTGGAGAGAAATCGAGGACGGCGACGGCTGGCTCATCATCGGCTTTCTGAAGCGGAACCGCTCTGCCGCTGAAATAGACGAGATCAGCGAGAAACGCAGACAGGCCGCTTTATCCAAACGCGAGCAAGGTGTTAGCAACTTGCACAGCAACCCGGGTGCAACTTGCGACCCAGAGACAGAGACAGAGACAGAGACAAAGACAAGTACTACAAACACACAAAACGCGCGAGGAGGCGAAGCAGGAGTGGGCACTGCCAACGGCAGGGGCTACGACGCCCGAGCCCTGAAGGCGCTCGAACGCTGGAACGAACTCGACCTTGCCCTCCCGGCCACTGTCTCGGAGCACGATCACATGCGCCGCCTGACGCTGCTGTTCACCGGCCCGCCGAAGGCGTGGAAGACGACCGAGATATTCGCGGCCATGCAGAAACTCAAGGACGCGCCGGACGAATGGGGCTGGGTTCTGAGCGAGGGGCCGGGCTACCTGGCCCACCAGCCGCGAGGCAAGAGGCAGGTGATCGAGCAAGTGCTGACAAAGACCCGGGGGGGGAGATCCGGGCGAGAAACCGCAGACGCAAGGGCTGACCGACTGATGGCAGAGATGGAGGCGGATGATGCCCGCACTGGATGAAGTCGCGGCAGGAAAACGCAACCTCATGGCGATCCTGTCCCAGCAATACGGCAACCGCCTCGAGGACGGCTACCTGCAGGGCCTGGTCCGCACGCTCGGAGGTCAGGACGCGGAGAAGGTCATCAGGGCCGTAGAGGCGCACATCTTCGACGACGCGGTGCCCTTGGGCCGCACGGAGCCGGTGGGGCATTTCCCCCCGTCTGTCGCGCAGATCATGTCGCGGGTCAACGGCAGGCACACCTCGGAGCAGGTCGTCAGGCCGGCCGAATCGGAAGTGCTGTCGCGGCAGGGCCGGAAGGTCGTGCTGCAACTGAGCGAGGCCGCGCAGCAGTTCACCGGGATCAAGAAACCCCTCGAGACGTGGGCCTCGGACTGCTCCGACTGCAGCGATAGCGGGATGGCGCGGTATTACCAAGATCATCGGAAACCGCAGCGCGTATTTACCGCCGCCGAAGCGTTGGAACTGCCCGACGAGATGCTCTACCGGCTCCGATGCTGTCAGGCGATCTGCGACTGCAGGCAGGGCGACGAGCACCCCGGCCGGGAGTGGCACACGAAGATGTGGTGGCGCGGCGTGGAGCGGTCAGTGCCGGTCTTTGTGCGGCTGGCGAAGATCCGCGCAGCGGCGGCACATCGCAGGGCGACAGAGGTGGGTGTGTGATCATCAGAAGCGACACCAGCCGCCTGGCCCACCAGGCCATCAAGCCGCACAAGCCGACTCTGCGGGAGATGGCACTCGAGGCCCTCGCACGCGGGCCTTCTACAGCCGACGAGGCCGCGGACTACGCCAGTGTGTCGCCGTTCGCCATGCGGCCCCGGTTCACAGAACTCCACAAGGCCGGCAAGATCGAGGACACTGGGGAACGCCGGACCAGCAGCCAGGGCAAAACATCGGCAGTCTGGAGGCTCGTAAACAAGCCGGTGAAACTGGAACAAGGCGACATGATGGCCGACCTGCTCCCTCCCCTGGTGACACGATGATGACGGTGGGTTCGCTGTTCGCCGGCATCGGCGGCTTTGATCTCGGCCTCGAGCGGGCCGGTATGGAGGTGAGGTGGCAGGTCGAGATCGACCCTTTCTGCAGGAAGGTGCTGGCGAAGCACTGGCCTGACGTGAAACGATACGAAGACGTGCGAGAAGTGGGCGCACATAACCTTGAACCTGTGGAGCTGATCTGTGGAGGATTCCCCTGTCAGGACATATCCAATGCCGGAAAAAGAGCAGGGATCACAGGAGCCCGCTCGGGTCTTTGGGGAGAGTATGGGCGAATCATTCGCGAGCTACGACCAAGCTACGTTATCGTGGAAAACGTCTCAGCTTTGCTTACTCGAGGGATCGACGTCGTACTCGGAGACTTGGCCGAGAGCGGGTATGATGCGGAGTGGGACGTGCTGTCGGCTGCAGCCGTTGGCGCCCCACACAGGCGAGAACGGGTCTGGATTGTGGCCTACCCCCAGGGCCAACGACAACGACCAAGGCTACAGGGGCGAGGGATCAAGCTGGAAGGGGCAGGCCCGAGGCGAGACTCTGCACAATGCAGTGAAGAGGGATCTCTGGCCTACCCCAACCAGCAGGGACTGGAAGGGTCCGGGGGCGAATGGCTACTACAGGAACGGGAAGCTCCAGTTGGATACACTGGACAGGGCAGTGCAGCACTGCCCAGAGAAAATGTGGGGAACCCCAACAACATCAGCAGCGAAGGGAACCGGCCCATACGGGAGCAAGAGCCAGCAGCACGATGCGAAACTGGGGAACCTTCGCGGCCAGGTGGTGACCCCCACCAGCACTGGACAGTTGAACCCGACGTGGGTCGAGTGGCTCATGGGGTACCCAGGCGGGTGGACAGACTCAGAGGACTCGGCAACGCCGTAGTTCCCCAGGTGGTCGAGTGGATCGGCCAGCGCATTTTAGCAGTTGACAATTCCTTTCAGGTTAATAGGGAGAGTGATGACACGATGAGCCTGGCGCGATGAGCTATGAAATCAGAGAGGGCGACGTGCTCAACTGCCTTGGGGAAATACGAGATGAATCAGTCCAGTGCTGTGTGACCAGCCCGCCGTATTGGGGGTTGCGCGACTACGGCGTCGAGGGTCAGATCGGCCTGGAGAAAACGCCGCAGGAATACGTCGAGAAGATGGTGGAGGTGTTGCGAGAAGTGCGGCGGGTGCTGCGGAGCGATGGGACGTTGTGGCTCAATGTGGGGGACTCGTATGCCGGGGGGGGCGGGTATGCGCCAGATGCGCCATGCAACCAGCGCCGGGCAGAAGGTGAGTCTTGGGGATCACTCAATCCCAGCAAAAAAGCGCGTCGAGAAGCACGGAAGGGGACGGGAGTTGTCTGCGGCCTCAAACCGAAAGACCTATGCCTGATCCCCTACCGCCTCATTCTCGCCCTACAGGACGACGGCTGGTGGGTTCGCTCACAGATAGCCTGGACGAAGAAGTCATCCATGCCGGAGAGCGTACGAGATCGCCCTACGAGCGCGTGGGAGCCGATCTTCCTGCTGACGAAGGCGCAGAGGTACTACTACGACGCGGAGGCGGTGCGCCAAGACCCCGCTAACTACAGCCGCAAGGGTGGGACCGCGCCGACACGCGACGGCCTGACGACACATGGACAAGGTTCGCACAGCCTCCACCAAATGGCGTCCATGGGTGCCAATCTCCGCAACGTCTGGCACCTCGGCCCCGAGCCTTTCCCTGACGCCCACTTCGCAACCTTTCCGACTGAGATCCCGCGCCGAGCGATACTCGCCGGCACTAAGAAAGGCGACGTGGTTCTCGATCCCTTCGCCGGTTCAGGCACCACCCTCATGGTTGCCGAGCAGCTGGGCAGAGACTCCATCGGTATCGAGCTGAACTCTGAATACGTAGAACTGGCCGAAAAGCGCATCCAGGCCGGCCTTTCGGTCACCCAGCGCAAGCTATCAAATGAAATCAATTTCTCTCTGGAGTTTTGCTGATGTCCTTGGGATCTTGCAGGAAGAGCGAGGAGCTGTAGGATGCAGTATTACGACGTGAAATCCACGGCCAAGCTGCTCGGCGTGTCGGAGGTGACTGTGCGGCGGATGGTCAAGCGGGGAGACTTGCGCTGTCGTAGATTCGGACGCCTGGTCCGCATCCCGGCGTCCGAGCTGGAGCTGCCGACAGCAACCATCCCCCTGCACAGGGCCGTATGAGCAAACGCAGACCGTGGGGCAGTGCCCAGCGGAAGAACGGCCGCTGGTGGGCCGTCTACTCGCCGCACAAAGGCTCGAGGCGCCGGGTGTGGGAGAAGGTGGCCCCGGACACGCGGACACGCGCCCTCGACGTGCTCGCGCAACGCCGCGCCGAGCTTGCCGCAGGCTCATGGGACGATCCTACCCGCACCCTGACCTTCGCCGCCCTGGCAGACGAGTGGTTCGTCACGATGGCCCCGTCGTGGCGCCCGCAGACAAAATCCCTCTACCGGACCCGGCTACACCTCCACCTGCTGCCCCGCCTCGGGGACATGGACGTGAGAGCCATAGACGGCCCCGTCCTGCAGCGGGTCGTGTCCTCGTTGTCCCTGAGTCCCAGCACCATGCGGATCGTGCTCGGCGTCGCCCGGCAGATCCTCAGATGGGGGCACCGGCACGGTCGGTTTCGCGTCCTGCGCGACATGACCGTCACCCTGCCGGCTGCCGAGAGGGCCAGAGTGGACCCCCTCACCCGGGAGGAGGTGCCGAGGCTCCTGCATCACGCCTGTGAGTGGCGGCCGTTGCTGATGTGGGCCGTCTACACCGGCATGAGGCAGGGAGAGATCCTGGCAGCCAAATGGCAGCACCTCGACCTCGAGCGGGGCGTCTACCATGTCCGCGAATCGCTCAACCGAGAAGGCGAGATCGCCAGCACCAAGACCAACGACGGCGGTTCCTGCTGGGTACCGGAGGGCCTGCTCCGCACACTGGACGACCAGAGGGCACAGATCGCCACCTGGGAGCTTGCAGCGGACGAGTGGGAGGACAATGGGCTGATATTCCCGGGGCGACGTGGGCGCCCCTACAGCCACACCACGCTGATCCAGGCGTTCCGGCGGGCCTGTGACGGTGCTGGCCTGCGCCGCCGCCCGTTCCATCATCTACGCCACACCTGCGCCTCGTTGCTCGTGGATCAAGGCGAGACGATCCTGACCGTGGCGGCACAGCTGCGCCACCGAGATCCCGGGCTGACGCTGCGGGTATACAGCCACCTTATGCCGGACGCCGGACCCGCGGCGCTGCGGCGGCTCGACGAGGCCCTCGGCCCGTAGTTCCTCGGCTTCCCCCCAGCTTATTTATTTTCGTTTGTCGTGCATTTTATCCTTGACTCTTATGCGCCGCCAGCCTATATTGTAGGTGTCAGGAGGCAATGAAGCCACCGACAAACTGAAAGGCTCCAAAATGGCAGACCTTCGCTTCTCCTCCGAATCCTTCGCCTCGACCGAGGTCACGGTCGAGCCGGTCACCGAGGCCGGGCGGGTGCTGTTCGCGGAGTTCTTCGGCGCTGGTGCTTGCAGCGTCACGCTACGGAAGTCGGGCGGGCTGGAGTTGAGCGAGGTCGCCGCCGAGCGTGGCCTGGTGGTCGCGTAGGCACCACACAAACAGAGGGCGGGCAATCGGCCCGCCCTCGCACACACTCACGAGATGAGGCCCACGATGACGCACGGCACCCTCCACTTTACGCTCAAGAATGACGACGGCACTACCGTCGAGGCCACCCTTACCGTCGTATCTGACTCGATATGCCTTGCCTGTGGCGACACGTCGGTGGGGGTCGAGTTGCGACAGGGCGGCGCCGAGGCTGGTATGTGGATGCAAAGCCT